GGACCGGTCTAGTTAAATTACTAGCACGACTTGAATTTTATTGTAGATTGATGAACCACACAGTTAAACCTGAGGAATGTATTGACTCAACTACTGTAATCACATACAGTAAGGAACTTTACGTATCCGGGGTTCATTACATGTTCACTTTAAAGTTCGCGAGTCGAACATTCCGGCGCGAAGACTCTGACGTCCCGTCTATGACAGCAGAAATCGCCGGTGTATGCTCGTCTTCTGGCATGGTAGCGAACACTTTGACCGAATCGCTTCTTGGTCACTACTGGCAAACGTTTCAACTCTGTAGGTTGATTACAAGCTGGATCAGCAGTCCGGTGTACCGCTTCGAACGACCCTACCTACAGACGTTGTTCCGTCGAAGTCGAGACAAAGCGGCATTTGCTCTTCTTCTCCCGGGTAGTCTCGGTGGTCTTCCTGTTCAGTCGTTCACCAAGTACTACATACGAGGGGAGGTCGATGATTTGTCCTGGGACGTAACCGCAATCAAGATGCTCGGACCACACCTGCCAACGTTAACCACGGACCTACGACTACTACTCGCAGGGGATTATTCAACCCGGAAACCAGACCTTTCAGCACTCCTTCTTGACCCGCACTCGATACCGATAGACCGCCCAAAAGACCAACGACGCTTGATTAAAGACGCTATTGCTTCGAACCTCCCGTCGATCACAAAGAACATATGGTTGAAGGAGATTCTTGATAAGTCGATAGATTCGGTTGGAGAGTCACTCCGTGACATACTCGCACTATCTGAGCCTTTGTACCCGGACATTATCAGCGACTTGCACAAAGCGTCACTTGCAGGACTCAGCGACTCCGTCAAAGCCCGCTTTAACATGACACGTACAATCGCTCAAGTTCTCGGCGGTCAGAACTTCGTACGCGAGATTCACCAATCTAACGTTGATCTCTTCCGGTTCGTGACTGGTAGACAGCGTGTCGCTGAGCAAAGACTTAACGCAGCCCCAATCCACGATAGTGCTTACGACATTTGCCACCGTCTCAG